ACCTTGATAGTCTTCTGCTAGTGCGATGCTGATTAGACTGGCTGGCAGACCACTCATCGTCAAGTTTACACCAACAGCGCGAATATCGTTTGTCTCTACAATGGGCGAGATGTTGATGAGATTGCCGCCCCCGATATACTCATTGCCGTTATAAGTCAGCGGACGCACGCCGTTCCAAAAATACAGCGACCCACTTTCAAAATCCAAATCAATCAAAAAGATTGGCTCAAGTTCGCTGGCGGTGACTTGCGTATTCAGCCCCGATGTTATACCGCGTGCCATTTATAATGCCTCAACAGCCGCAAACGTAATTCCAAAAAACTCGATTTCGTTAATATCAACGCCGATTTCATTAGCTGCCAGACGAAATACGCCGACAGCATTGCTGATAACAACCGTTGCGTCATCTGCGGGTGATGACCGCAAGTCAGGCCAGATGTCCAGCGTGGCTTCGCCAGACCCATTGCTGTTTACATCATTCAACACTTTATGCAGCGTGGCAGTAGAACCCGCGCCGAGTTGGATATAATCGCCAGCTTTTAGGTAGCCTGTGGCACTAGCTGGCAGACCATCAATAGCCAGTTCCGCACCTGTTTGGCTTGCGCCGTTTACAACTGGCGTGCCGGGCGTTGCCGAGGCAGAACCACGCGGCGCGCTGTGCGGGTCGCCCAGCAAGAACGTGCCATACTGGCCATTCAGCTTGACCAGAAACGAAAACCATTCCTCCGCCTGTGCGCGGTTCATAGCTGGCATCTGCACTTCGGCTTGCCAGCGTTGACCCTGATGCTTGTAAACTTGCTGCGTGTAACTAAACGGGCTTGTGCTGATGCCGACAGAGTTCTTGGCGGTCAGGCGAATAGCACGCATGTCTTTGATGGTCGGTAGTGTTAGTGGATAAGTGATAGCCATTAGAACGCTGCCCCGTATGCGCCGCCGCGCTTCTTAGCATCCAGCACGCCAGACTTAGCTGCGCCGACAATTTGTGGCATAAGCTGGACAATCTCGGCACGAACAGTTTGCGAAACGCCTGTGCTTACATTGATGGTTTGATTGACCACGACACCTTCGCCGCCCATTTTGTTGTTTGGCACGATAGAACCCGAAGACGCTGGCACGAATAATTCAGCACCGCGTTCACCAACTATAGTAGGCTTGCCGCGCTGCACAGAACCGCCGATGGCGTTCCCTGATGGGGCTGCTGCTGGCGCACCAGTGCCGCCAAATATTTTCATAGTCTTTAGGCTGCCGCTGATTGACTGCACCAAGCGTTCAACAACAAGGATGTCATAAAGACGGGCGATAATAGTTTTGGCCATATCACTGAAAGCATCAGATGCGCTTTTTGTCCCCATTGAGATGGCTTTGAATGTCTCGCCAAACGAGTCGGCGACAACATCGGCAGACCTTTGGCCACGTTGCTGCATATCGCTAAGTGTTACAATTAAATCTTCACCGTCCTCTTTGCCCTTTTTGATACCTTTTGATAGCTTTTCGTAACCGTCAACGATGGATTGCAGATTATCAATAGCGTCTTGGCCGAATGTAAGTTTCTCAATCGGGTCTTTCAGACCCAACGCTTGCAGTGGCGACAAGGCATTGGCAAGCGAGATATACGCATTGGCCAAGTTTTGAACGCCTTCAATAGTTCCAATAATTGCCTTGAGCATGCTTATAGTCAAAAACTCGGCAATGCTATGCAATGCTGGCAACACGGCAGAGGTAATTTGTTCACCAAGCGACCCAAATGTTTTTCTTAATGTAGCAAAACCGTCATTGGCATCTTGAACTGCTTGCGCTTGTTCTTCTGTTAGTTCGACAGTCACAAGATTAAACGCTTCTTGCAATCGTTTTAGTTCACCAGAACCATTCTTTAGCGTGTTGATTAGCTTGACACCAGAGCGACCAAACAGGTCAAAAGCGATACGCACTCGCTCCGATGGGTCGCCTACTTGTTTTAGAGCATCAGCAACATCATCGAGAAGCTCTGTGGTCGGCTTTAATTTGCCTTCTGTATTTAAGACACTGACACCCAAAGCGTCAAAAGACCGAACTGCAACACCAACGCCGTTGGCTGTCTCACCGATGCTGCGGCTGAAACGCTCAAGACCTTTGGTCAGTTCGTCGGATGAAACGCCTGTTTGCCCCGCCGCAAACTGCAATGATTGCAATTCGTTAACAGTAAGACCGAGACGGCCACTGGCTTTAGCAAGTTCGTCAATTTGACCAGCAAACTGCTTGAGTGCCAGTGTTGCGCCTAATGCGACAACAGAGTTGCGAACATTAAAGACGGCTGATTTGACCTTACCAAGACCAGCCCGAACAGACGCAAAAGCACGCTGCGTCTTGTCAAAGGCTGTGATATTTACTCTAAGATTTTGGTCGGCCATCCGCTAACACTTCCAAATATGCAACCCACTCGATGAGTTCATTATAGGGCATATCTTCTATTTCGCCAATGGTCTTACCAAGTCGGTCGGCAAGTGCGATGACCACAAATCGGTCAGGGTCATCGCTTAGTCCTTTTTTGCGTCTTCAACGCTGGCAATTTCGCCCATAAGTTGCCCGGCAACATTGCTGACAAGACCAACAGGCTGGCGCATCAACACAGGCTTGTCGCCTACGTCAAAGGCTTTATTACCTTCGCCGTCCATTGCTTTCATAATCAACATATCAATCAGCCCTTCGACCGTCATGTTGTTTAGAAAGTTCGGGTGCTTCTTTTGCAGTTTCGAGAACTCGCCTGCGTTAAGAGGGGTGGCGAAAAGAACCATAGGCTCGTTTTCGTCACCCCACTCTGCAACCTCAACACGGATTGTGCTTTGATTAGTTTTCGCGCTTATGCGCTCGCCAAATGCAGACATAGTGCCACCCCCTGTCTGTTATATTAAACGGTTGTTTCTGTCAGTCCGCCAGAACCTTGAACCGAGATTGACATCTCGACCATACCGTCGAAAGAAGCAGTCACGGTGCGACCAGTCACAATGGCTGTGCCAGTGTAATATGTGTCGCCTGCGGTTGCACCTTCGGGGTAAACTTCCAAAGTAACTGATGAACCAGCATCCAAGTTGCCTTGTGCTGTGTCAGTCTCGTCAAAGAAAACTTCCAAAGAACCTGTGAAAGTGGTCAGGCCAGCTTTATAACTGCGTGCGCTGTCACCCATAGAGGTGTCTTCGATTACTTCGCCCGTGCTTTCGAGCGTATAAGAGCGGATTTCCGCCAAAGTGTCAGACCCGATTTTTATCGTGCCCTCACTGCCTGTGTGCGTTGCCATAATTATACCTCATCAGTGTTGGTTGCAACTTCGGTTTTTGGCGTTGTTTTAGCCTTCGCCTTTGGCTCTGTCTCAGACCAACCACGGGCGGTTAGCTTTTCAACATTCTCTTGCCAGACTTCCATCGTCTGTCCGTCTTTATATAACTTAACACGCTTGGCCATTCTAGTCACCTATACTGCGGTTTCAATATCGTTTTCGAGTGTAGCATAAAGAACCTCAACCGTAAAACGCCCAACGCCGACTGGCTGGTCGCCGTCGCCTGCATAGCTGGCTTCAAATGCTGTCACTTTAGTGTCTTTGGCATTGCCGCCGCGTGTAATGTCCGTCGTCAACGCTTCTTCGACTTCGACAGCAATCGTGTCGAGCGTGTCGTCGATGCCTGTTGTGCCTTTGACATAAGCCTCGACCATAACCTCAAGCGTCCGCAGTTGCGTGCGAGGTGTTTTCAGCGTGCTTGTTTCTGTCGCTTCGCTGTTAGTGTAAATGCAAAGGCCAGACACCTTCGCCTCGGCAAGCGGATAAAAGCGGGTAACATATACGTTACTGCCCGTCGTGGTCAGCCCGGTCAACGTGGTTTCGATGTTGTCACGGATAGATTTGCGAACATGCGCCATCTACTGCTCCTCGATAACGAGTGTCGTCACGCCAGTGCCATCGTCTTGCACTACGCGCACGATGTAGTTTGTGCCTGAGATGGTGATTGCGTCGCCTTCGGCTGCACTAGCAACGTCGGCGGTCGAACACTGGAAGCGCGGCTGATTTACAGCAAATGCGACTGTGCCGCCGCTATCTAGTTCAAGATATTCTTTGTCAAAGATGCCTTTGACATCGCTGGCTGACCCGCCTGATGGCGTGTAGCTTGCTGTCACCGCAAAGTCATCTGTCTCGAAAAAGACAGCCAGTTCTGTGGCGGTTTCGAC